GTCAATTTCTGCTGCTACTTGCTCAGATAACAAAGCTGTTAATTCAGCTTCAGCATCAATGTTATGGAATGCAGAAACGTCTTGTGCTAATTCAGGAGACCATTGTGCTCTTAGTTTTCTTTCTGTTACAGATACAGTTACTGACTGTAAGTCAAAAGAAACCTCACCAATTTTATCTTCGAACTCAAGTTCTTGATAAATTCTGTAAGTACATTTGAATGCTTGGTTGTAAAGAGTATTTGTTGGGTGTGCTTGTGTTGTAAAACCACTATAACCATCGATAGAATTAGCACCAATAGAACAAGGTACTTGTGTATCAATTTCTAAGTAAATTATACCATTAGCGTCACAAATATTATCATACGAACCACCATTACCACCTGGATTGGAACCACTTGTGTTAGGGAAGTTTGTAGTAGTTGTGGTACCGTATTGTACAATACCTTTACCATATTGTTGTGTTACAACTCTAAATAATAAAGGACCTGTACCAAGAGATGACCCCTGAGATGTTCCTGAGAATCCGTTACCAGATGCGTTAGTCACTAAAGTAACTTCAAGACCTGATAAAAATGCTTCAGTATCCATCTCATTACCATCAGGACCAATAAGTTTACCAGCACCTGAATTGTTGAATCCTGACATAGCAATAAGAACTTTTCTGAATTCCTGACTAGCACCATAACCTGTCTGACTTAAAGAACCTGAAACCCAAGCTTGAGTAGAAGCGGTGACTGTTCTAGCTGAAAAAGCACCTTTAGAGTAGTCGAATAATCCTGGTGGGTCTAAAGCCGCCTCGTTTCCTTCATAAAATCTATCATAAAGGTTTTTATCGTTAGCACCATAACCATCACCAATCCCTTGACCTGCAAATGCATCAGGAGAACCAAATGGAGGATAATGAGTACCACCATTTGTAGGGTCTTGTGTTGCTGTTCCGTTTACGTTATATCCTTGAATTTTAGGAATAAAGTAGAACAATTTACCAATTGGTAAATTCATAGCTTGTACAGACACGATGTCGTTAGCCAATAATTTAGAGAATACACGTCTTACGATTGGGAAAACTACAGTTTCGAATGAACCTGAGCTATCAGTCGCAGCCGCTTCGTTGATTAGGTGAGACGCTTGGTTTTCATATAACTGTGCCATGTTCTCTTTGATGTGTCCTTTAAGACCGTCTAGGAATCCTAATCTATCCCATTTGTTAATTGTATCTTCTTTGATAACTTTAAGGTGTTTTAAACCGATGTTACCAACAAGACCTGATTCTAATAATGCTCCCATTTTTTAATTTTTAAATGTAGGTTTATTTTTATTTATTTTATTTTTAACATCAAATCCTTCATTCTCATGAACTGAGGATTCTCATAAGTTTTGCTTTCAATCAAATTTGTTGCTGAACCTGTAGATGCTGTTTTTGTAATTTTTGATTCTACCGACTCTTTAACAACTTGGTTAGATTTTGAAGAACCTTCAAGTTCTGATTTGATTGATTTGTAAAGCGATTTTGATTCTTTTAAAGATTCAACGTTATCAAATCTTCTAAGAATGTTTATTTTTTCTTGTTTTGTTGTTGAATGTTCTGTAAACAATCTGGTTGAATAAGCTAAGTTGGAGTTAAATATTGCAACTTCGTTCAATTTGTTTCTAAAGAAATCCAAAGCTTTTTTGTATTCTTCATTTTTTTCTTTTAACAAATTTAATTCTTTGTTAACAGATTCTTTTCTCAATTGACTTGGTGCTGCTACACGGTCTCTTTCAGCCCTTCTTCTGTATGTTAATGTACGAGAAGCTTCTGTAGTTTCACCCGAAACATCATCCATTTCCATCATGTCATCGTCTTCCATCATGTCATCGTCTTCCATCATGTCATCGTCTTCCATCATTTCGTAATCCTTATAATGACCTCCAACATCTCCGATTTTGTGACCTCCTCGTCTTTTGTAATCGTGTTCGTTTCCGCCAAATTCAGAATCCATTTCCATGTAATCCATTTCTGTCATTTCAGTGTCCATCATGTTAGATTCATCCATCCAACCTTCTGTGTACTCATCCATTTCATCTAATTCATCCATTTCAGACTCAGTAACACCATGTTTAATTTTTCCAAAAGAAAATTTAGGACCTTTACCCTTCTTTTCTGATTTAAGACCTCCTCTATTACTGTCTTTGAAACCTTTATTGTTAACAGAAGATTTTGACATTCCGTCTCTTCTTTTACCAAAACCGATTCCAACAGGTTTCATTCTTTCTTCCATCATAGGGTCCATGTCTTCATTTTCCTCATCGTATTGGATTTCATACATTGTTTCATCCGACTCACCCATTTCATCATACATTTCATCCATGTTGTGATATGATTCTGGTAAATCTTCATCATCATCTTCCATCATGTCATCATATGATTCACCGAATTAATCTTGTTCGTAGACCAATTCATAAACAACACTTTCATTTGTAGTATCCATTGATGTTGCTTCTATTTCATCTGTATCACCACCCATGTTAATCATGTACTCAGTATTTGCATTAGTATCAGACAAATGAATGTTGTCACCGTCTTTTTTAATGATAATACCGTCATTGTCACCCATGGCCTTGAATACTTTAAATACATCAGACATAGGTGCATTTGTCATGTCTAACGGTGGCATTTCTACGTTATCAGTAGG